AGCTGTTTGCGCTGCTGCGTCGCTTTCAACCAGCTTAGCGCCTAACGCCACCATTTGCTTTTCTTTATGCTCCATTGCCTCTTTAGGCATGGTGTTAGGCGAAACTTGCAGAATCTTTCCGTCTGCACCTGTGGGTAAAGCAATTCCACCGCGCGAGCCAACATTAATCTTTTTCTTTAAAACTTCTTCATACCAAGCCTTATCCAAACCTGAAATAATGTAGGTCGGCTGACCTACGATAAAGCAAGCTTCTTCATAGTCAGCACTGTTTCGATAGTGCGCTATGTTAATATTAGCAAGTGATAATAAAGGCGGTAAATCCGGCTCAGGATCGTTATTTACAGCGCCGATAAAGCTAAACGGAATTTCTTTAAATGGTTTGCCATTGCTATCTTTAGGCTCTCGCGTTTCAAAAACGTCATAACTGCCGTTTTCCATCTTTCGATGGATTTCAACAATATATCTGTCATCTACAATTTTTAAAACCCTAAACTGAATATCGTTTTCAACTTTAAAGATATCCGCCGGGTCCGGCTCTTTTTCGTATGACTCACGAATAACAACTAGCGTATAAATACGCTTGCCGCCTTTTTTATAATATTTCCAGTTAGTAACGTCACGCGCGCCGTGAACCGTTATAATTGGCGATGCTACGCCTTCTTGAATTTCTTGCTGTGTCGGATTATGGTCTAACTTAGTATAGTCAGTATAAATACCGCATCGGCCATGCCTAAGCACATTATCAGCAGCACCTTTAGCTGACTGTACTAACGATATATTTTCACCATCGGAATTGCCTTGCAAATTCGCAAGCGTTCCGGGCAATTCTACTTCAGGCGCATTAGAAAAAATCTGTCCAACTAAACCCGCTAATGTTCTGCCTGTTGCATTATATAATACAGCCCTTTGCTTATATGCAGTGTATCTGTCTAAACAATCATCTTCTTTAGGATTAGGCATCGGCAAATATAACGTGCCTTTTTCCTTAACTTTTTCGTCTACAACATCATCGACAATATCGAAATGAGGAATCATTAACGATAACTCGGACCTTACAAATTCAACGCCAGTGTAAGCCATATTAGTGTGGAATCTGTAAGTTTAGTTCTCTGGAAGTTCTGTTATTAGATGCTAAAATTCTGTATCTTGATTCATCATATGGATGATCTTCTGCCGTTTTGTCTATATCGTCCAAATCGTCAGGATCGCGCGGCAAGTTTGGAACAGTTTCTAAAAAAGCTTCACAGTTTGCCATAACATATAAGCCTGCGCCTTCCATATCGATTGACGCCTGCATTCTGTCGCGCATTAACTGTAAACCAATCTTTCTAGTGCCTTTACTCTTATCGCTTTTCGTCCATCTAATGCCTTCGTCCGACATTTGCTTTTCTATTGTATCGGTTCCTGAATCGACAACGTTTGCAATTTGATTATCGGCGGGTCCGGGCCACGGTTGGCTTTTAATCCAGTCATTCTGCATTAGCTGAATTTCTTTTTGTTTTATTTCTTGCGCTAGCCTTTTACTGCCCCATTTAACGCCGATATTAGTACCAATTTCCTTAGTGCCATACAATTCAGCTATTCTAATTAGCGTGCCTGGGGGCGGACAAAAAGTAGAACCGTCTTCTAGCTTTACTTCTTCTCCATTTGCTTCAGCCCACCATCCTACGCTAAACGGATGGGACGATCCCCAATCTAAAGAACGATCAACGTGCCAGTTACTAGGAATCTTAAAGCGCGGTATTCTATGCCTATCTATACGCCAAACGTCTTCAAAAGCTCCACCGCTTACAATATCCCAGGAACCAGTTAACCAAGCCTTCTTTAAATTCTCATCTGTTATTTCGTGCAAATTAGCTATGTACTGTGCATCAAGATATGGATTCTCCATATATGACGCAAATATTGCAACTTGCGTTCTTATGAAATTTTCATATTCTTTAGTTTGCGGGTTAAATACTTCAACTTCTTTCCTAACAATATGCCCGTTAGGTGCAGGCGTAATAAACTTTCTTTTAACCCAAACATGGCCGGCGCCGCTTGGATTAGTTGTGCTAAATGTCTGTAATGGAATCCTCGGTAAAGGTAAACCGTTATAAGTTCTATAACTGCCGTCTCTTCTTTTAGGCGTGTGTAATTCAGGAGTAAAGGAACTTCTATTTGTTGACAGCATTTTTAAAAATAATTCTGCTGTCGGATATTTCGTCAGTTCGTTCCATCCAATAAAAGGATATTCATGACCGTGGAAACCGTTATAATCTTCAGACTTCTTTAAATGTCTGAATAGCAGTTCTTCACCTGTCGGCCATTTCCATTTATATTCACTTGCACTAGAAAGAAACTTTGCGCCATCGTTAAAAGAATGAAAGAATCTATCTGACTGCGCCACTAAATCAGCTAAATCTTTAAATTCTCTATCGCAAATAATGCCGCGCCAGAATTTGCCATATCCTAAACCAACTAATCTCTTAAACCTCATTAACTGCGTTGCGGTTTTCATACCGCCGCGCGTGCCATGTATCAGCGTGTCATTAGCTCGGCTGTCAATTGCTAATGATTGCGCTGTATATGGTAAAGCCTTAAAAACAACATTACGCATTAATGCGCTGTGACCGAATTAGCTTGATGTTCCTTTAAAGCATTTTCCCATTGCTCATTTGATCCATAAACAGGAACTTCCATAACCCCTGCTGGTTTTTCATCATCTTCATTTTCTTTTTCGGCCTTTTCTTTAAACTGTCTTATCTCTACAAATAATTTCAAAGCTTTAACTGCAATTTCGCCATCTGCCGATTGCGATAATTCCCAGGCTCGCCTAGCTGCGTCTGATACTGTGGGCAAATCCTCATTAACGCCAACATCTTTAGCTTTTTCTAATAAAAATAAAACGTTTTCGTCAAGCGGAAGATAATTAGCTGCCCACAGGCATTTATTTACTAGGCTTTTATGAGAGCCGAAAGTTCTTTGTGCAGCAGCAAATACATTGTTAGGTGTACGCGCGAATTCCTCCGCAAATGCGGCTTTTTCTTCTTCTGTAATCGCAAATGGATTTTCATTCATTAAGGATAAGAAGCATATCCGCAAGCACCGTGCCTTGAATTAGGCTGCAAAGAAGTACCGCCCGCGCTTCTCATTATATGTAAGGCAAGTTTTTGTGTGTTACTTGGCAAGTTTGAAGAAACAGAACCGCTTGCTTGCTGCGGTGCCCCTGCGCCTGCTACTTGTTTAATCCACCAATTCATAGTATTTGAATTAGGAGAACAAAAAATTCTAGCAATGTACCAATCAAAGCCTAGCGTTTTTGCAGGTAATGTTACACCTAAATCAATCTTGGTTGGCGTAGACCCTCCGTTTGTGAATAAATAAAGCTTTGTATCAGCAGAATCATTGCCAAAAGCGAAAAAATGCGATGTTAATCTATCAGACGGGTTTAAGTCAGTTAAATCTGTTACTGAGTTAATAACTCCGCAAAGGCTACGCCCTGTTGATATGTTATCGGCAGGCCCAAATTGAAACCATAAATCAAAACCTCCCCTTCCAACATCATCGCCGCGCCATCCAAACGCGGATGTTCTAATTCCCGCTACAGCAGTTGCAGACGCAGACGCAGCGAATACGCTTCTTTTCTTATACTGTCCGTATTCTGAACCTGCCACTAAATCAACTGCGCCGGCAGTTGTGCTAGCCATATCCGAAATAGTCCAACCTGAAGCAACAACGCCAGTATTATAATTTACTGTAAACCATCCCATTCCACAGCTAGAACCGACTATTTGTTCTAATATTGCTGACGGTGAATTGCTTAAAAAAGCACTTCTATCGTTTGTGCTTAGCTGCTTAATGTCGTTTAATGACTGCATGATTTAAGCCAGAATGACAACGCGATAGGCATTGGCCGAAATAATAGAATCAAGCGGCCCGATTTGAACTTGATTAACAGAGTTTCTTTTAATATCGGCCAAAACTTCGTCTCTTGTTCCTGAATTCAAATAAACACCTACCATAACATCATATGTATTGAAGTTATGGTTAATGAGAAACGTATTGGCTGAACCGTCGCCAATATTTGCAGCAGTTCTCTTTAAAAGAAGCGACGAATCTTTTAAAGTTTTTGGCGTGACAGCCTTATTAGTTACTGTGCCTGCATCTACTTCTGCTTGCGTAGCAAGAGCAATAACACCAGCGGTTGAAGTAGAAGCAGCAGGCGTAGAACTGCCGAAAGTTGCCCAATTAACCGCATCAGTATCAATGACGCCATTAACTGCCGATTGCCTAAAACTAGAACCTGCGCTAGTACCTTCTTCAACGCTAACGACAGCAGATTCTAATTCTGCAAACGTGCTAGCGTCTAAAGCTCGCGTCATCGGCACGCCTGAGCCATTCCAAATATAAATGCCGTTTTGACTGGCTGTCGTTTGAGCGGGCAAAAGAACGCGGTCGTTCGCTGCCATAGAAACGCCGTCTATAGCTGCACCTGGGGCCGCTAAGTTGACGTTTACGCTTGCAGCTACCCTAACAGAGTCTTTCCACGATAGCCCTTCTACGGCGCTTTGAAGCTGCTGCATCGTGACGGGATCGCTAGCTGCGACACCATCGGGCAGGTTCTTAATTGCCGAAGTTCCTTGAAAATCTAAGCTAGAGACAACTTTACGCATTTTGATTCCTCACATATACAAAGCAAGGCCCGACATAGGGCTATTTAACAAAACAACAAATTGATTATTGTTTGTATGATTTACTTCTGCGATTACTTCTTGACTGCCAGCATTTAGAATTGTCACAAATGGCTTATAGCCTAAATTATGATTAACTGTCCAACTAGCAGACGCAACGCTTTGTGTAAACTCAAACCTACTTTGCGAGCTTCCAGGTAATGTTTGACCGCCTTTGAAAGTTACGATTATTTTCTTTTCAGGAACTAATATTTCAAGCATCAGTGACATTCCTTAAAACTTTATGGTCTCCATACCAAACCGTTCTAACGAATGCTTTTCCTGCTGTATATAATTTGCAATCCCAAAAATATAAGCTTGCTGCATCGTCTATATCGACTCCGCCGGCAAGCTTCATACTTTCAGAATTAGTAAGTTTTAGCCTAAATCGACCTTCTTCTTGAGGAACAATTATGGAAACTTGCCAAAAAGCAATATATTCACTATCTCTGCGATTTCTCTTAACACCGCAAACCATTAAAAAATCAGTTAAATCAAACGGCAAGCCTTCTTCGCCTTCTGTTTCAGGCTCATTCTTAATTACTCCGTCAAACTCATAAGTATCGCCACGCTGAATCTCTATGTTCCAAATATCGCCTTTGCCGTCGTAAGACGCTTTGGTTAGATCGGTGGTAGCCATGCGCGCGAGTGTATGCCACAAAGCAGAAAGCCGGGCTAACTTTCGTTAGCGCCGGCTTTCAAAGTGTCAGGCTATCCCGATAGGACTTCTTTACAGAGTCCGGGCGACAACAGCCCCAGGCTTGCCCGGAAAGCTCCAGGGTGCGCCATCGTCAACGCTGCGGACGACGAAAAAGCGCGTCTGCTTACGCGGATAAACCATCGTGCCTTTGCGGTTCGCTTTTTGCGGTTTCGTCTTGTCTTCTTCGCTATAGCGAATGTTCGCGCTAGAAACAGTGGAATTCAAGCCGGTTGCAGGCTTTGGATTCTTTTCCGTAGCGACAACGAAAAAGCTTTGGCCGACTTCAAGCTGCGAAAACGGATACGTCTCCGGCCGTGCGCCACCTTTGCGCTTTTCGGCATCAGGCGGAAGAAACGAAACGATGCCCGAAATCGTCGGCTTTTCCTTCTTTTCTTCTGCGGCAGGCGTAGCAGCAGCAGGGGCAGGGTCAGAAGCGGCGGCATCTTGTGCCAACGCCGTTTGACCGGCTTCCGTGATACGCGCTGCAACGTGTCCAGCTTCGTTCACAAGCCCCGGATTGATCTGCACATGGCCTGCGTCAACCAGCGGCTTAACGCTATCGGCCGACACAAACTTATAGCCCGGTTCGCCTTTGGCCGCTTCTGCGACTTCATTAAGCAAGGTCTTAAGATCAACGGTAGGCGTTTCCGTCTGCGTCACAGGAGCTTGCGTTTGCGGTTGCGAAACTTCGGCAGGAGTGTTGCCAACGCCTTGCGGCGTTTGGCTTTCGGTAGCGGCGGCGTTCTTGGTAGCGGTCTTTGCCATGATGTTCCTTTCAAGGGGGTTAGTGATTGGCAAGAGAGACTTTATCACAAGCCTTAATCCTGTCAACCATCATTTTGACTGTTACCATTTTTTACATCATAGAAGTTCACAGCGTCTTGCCTAGCTCTTGCAGCTTGGTTAAGCATGAGAGTCAGACACGCAACATGGAACATATCGGGGATTGGAACGCTATGATTCCTAGAAAAATCGTAGAAACTGAGCATGCCTGCGGCGAAAACCGATCGCATAGCATAAACCGCCGCTGTGGGTAATTCTTGTTCTTTTATGGTTTTCGCATAAATTTCATCAAAGATTTGATCGAAAGATTTTATTGTCATCTTCATTCTTCCCAAATAAGCCTATCTGGTTGTTGCGATTCAGAAATCCACCAAATTTGTTTGCCTCTAATTATTGTTGCAATTTCAAACTTATTTTCTAACTCATCTGAAATTGCATATATGTCAAATCCTTCATTTGAAAGTTGGTTTGCTGTATGAACTAATGTTTCTAGTTTCATTCAATGCCTTTCAAACTTAGATACCATTTAATAACCCTAACTGCATCTTGCCAACCTATTGCAAAGACATGATAATAACCGCTTGCATGGCAATAGTCAGCAAAATTTCTTTGTTCTACGCTAATTGCATGTTTATCCACTCTCTTTAGTTCAATGTATAAACCGTGATAAGGGCCTGCTGCAAGCGGCAGAAATATATCTGCAATTCCTTTCTTAACGCCTTCTGCGCGCATCCTAGCTGCTGTTACACTGTCTCTTGCGCCACCGTTAGGAATGGCATGCATCCATCGCAACGCTTCAATTGGATGGCTTAAACCCTGCCATCCAGGCTTGCGATATGAAGTCTCTGAATCAGCAGCATGGATGCCATGCAGGCATGCGACAGCTACCCAGGCAAACACTGCGGCTTGATGCCCTGATTCTGTACCTTTTAAACTTAACTGGTGCGGGGTCATTATTATTTCCTTGGTAGGCCAGACAGGATTTGAACCTGTAACCTTTGAATTATGAGTTCACTACTCTAACCAATTGAGTTACCGGCCCGTTTATATTACATTGCGCCTAAATAAATAACTTCAGCCCCGCATTTAGACAACACATTAACAATCGGATTTGCAATAGCGCCGTAAATATAACCTTGCGGCACGGGAACTTTAAAAGATTCAATGTCTAACTTGTCATATTCGATGTCTTCATCCGGGTTCAAACTACTAACCCAAATAGAATTGCTCAAACTATCATACCAAACATAAGTTTTCATTTAATTCCCTTTGAAAACAAATAAGCCAAAGAAAAGCAAAACACCGCTATTCCTGAAAGCACACCAAATTTAAAGCCTGTGCAAATCGAACCTACAATGCACAGCGCTAAATAGCACGTCTCATCTTCAAACATCAGGAAATTCCAACGTAATGATTTTAAGAGAACGCTTAATTTGTTCAGTTTCACTTTTAAGCCAACTTTCTTGAATTTGTTGAAATAGAATTTTCATCGCGTCTTCATATTGCGAAAATTTGATATTAGTTTTACTCCATTTGCTAATAACTTGCTGTCCCAAATGCAAAAAACCAATAAAATATTCATAATCACCATCTGCGCCAGTTCTGCGAATTGCGTATTTAGTTGACATGATTAAACACAAATCCTTTTAGCTTCTTCGATTAAAGAATTGAATTCCTTATTTAAATTCACAATTTCTTTATCAAATTTATCTTCTTCTGCTGACGCAAGTTTTGCGGCGCCAAATTTAATTGCAACTCTTTCAATTTCTGTTTTAATAAAAGAAAGCCTATCTAAAATTTCATTCATCCGCTTCTTACTGTTAGCATTCATTTCTATCTTTCCTAATTCGTTGCGACAGCTACACTTTGCCACCATCATGCCAAACGCACCAATTGGATTTTCCTATCACCTGTGGGCAAGCTATAGCTAAGAAAATTTATACAATGACAGGATTTTTTATATATTTGGATGTTTGCATTATAAAATTTATATAACAAAAAAGGCGCCGAAGCGCCTTAATCGTCTGTGCCTATCGATACTCACTTATCATCTAAACTAGCCCAATCGCTAGTTAAAACCATCGGCCCTTTCCCGTTGCATTTCTTACTTCTAATAAAGCTCGCTAAGAAATGCCCTGCAATAAACATGAAACCAATAACAAGAAAAACCCATCTAAAAGCAACTGCGTAAATATCTCCGCCATAGCCAACCATCAAGCCATCGATAACAGGATATAAGCCAATTGCAATAAATGACAACCCCGTCTTGATTGTGCCTGGAATCTGTATTTTCTTGCTAAATACCAAGCAAATAATTCCTATAACAATAGAGCTTGCTAAAAAAACCGCCATGTATATAGGAACAGCATTAGTTTCTATAACTGGCAACCAAGCAGGAAAGTACCTCATTTGTCTTTGCCTTTATTGGATAGTACGCGATTCTTAAAAAATATAAGCGTATCGTATAAACCTGACAGTATCGCGCCTATTCCATTTTCGTCAACCCAAGCTTTACCGCGTCTAATTATATCCATTCCCAATAAACCACACATAAAGCCATAAATCGAAGGACCGTAAACGGAAAATACTTTAAGGTTTTCTGCAAGGAATGGAGCAAAAATCAAAGCCGACGCTAACCCGCCTAAAAAGGTAAAGAAATAATCCTTTTTAGTATCTTTATCTAATAAATAAAGACTAAGCACGCTTCCAATGAATCCTGAAATAGACGGATGCATTAACCAAGGGTTAATGTATATCCTAAAAACATCGTCAGGATTAAACACAATTGACGGCGGCGGTATAACTTGCGCTATCAAACTTGAAAAAATCATAAGCCGCCCCTGTGGATTGTCGTCCAGTGTACGGGCTCAGGATATCACCCTTTAGGGGGAGACGGATTTAGCTGCAAGTAGTCCACATGCGTTACGTGCAAAATATCTGAACCTTTAAGAACAAATTTGTCTTCTGTTTCTTTTATAAAAATAACATATTTGTTGCCAGCTTTAATTATCTCCCTTACTGTAAAAATCTCTCCGCAAGTAAGTAAATAGGCCGAAGCCTCTTTTAAAGACTCCGGCCTTTCGTGCCACTGTTTAACAGAAATCAAATCTGTATAAACAGTCTCAGGTGTCACTATTATCATTTGCTGCGTATAAAAGATTATCTGCCGTTCGATTCATCCAACCTTTGCCATAGCTTGCCCACAGGTTAGACAGGCTTGTGTAGTGCCTAATTTTGTATGCGTTATACTTTAGCAGAATGTCGTTCTCATTGCATTTATTGACTGCTGCAATGCTGACAGGCCCCATTACGCCATCTTCTGCGACGCCTGCCGCACGCTGTAGAAGCCTCTTAGCAGTCCCCATGCCTGCATTTACTGCGAAGTCCCAAACCTGAAAAACGATGGAAGACGGCAGTTCATCAGCACCAAGCTTAAGCCACCAATCACGGCGGTAAATCTCCTTTGCCTGCGCTAATGTTAAGCCCTTAATATCCACGTCTGGATAAGTATTGGCTGCGATGCCGTATTTAGTTCCTCTTAAAACTCCGCGACCCTTAACGCCACCTGTCCAATTGCCATTATCGTTAGGATCGTTTGTATATCCTTGCTCAATGTTTATTAAACGCTTAAAGGCATCTTCAAAAGTCAGTCTCATATAACCTCATCTAAAACGACGTGACGAACAAAGAAAACTTTACCTGAATAATACTCGCATTTGTCTAAAAGATTTTGAGCAATTAACTTATCATCAAAACCTGTTGCGTCTAAGATGTTTGAGACACCTTGCAAATTAACTCCATTTGAAACATTAACTTTGCCGAACATATCAGGAATGCTTGAACCACCGCAAGAGTCAAACGTTATAACATATCTATTTACTTCAATTAGCATTATAGCCCATCCTGTAATGAGTAGAGTTTAAACGCCAAATTACAGGCTTATGCCCGTTTAATTTATCAAACTTTCCATCATTGTAATCCATACGTCTATCGACCATTTTTTGTTTTCGTTTGTTGGCTAGCGCATATTTAAGTGTTTTCATGCTTCTTTAATCATTTTAATTTGACTAACATTAATCCAAACAGCGTCGCATTCTCTACTATGCCTGCCTTGAAGCTTAATCATAGGCATATCAACTGCTAAAACCTTAGCATCGCCACTAAAAGGCAAACGCCAAGATTCGATATTGAAATCAACGCTTACCATTTTTCCGATTAATTCTTTCATTTGTTTTTATGCTCAATCCAAGCATATTCTAATACGACAACAGCAAACACAACAAAACCTAGAAATTTATACAATTCTGAATTATCGCACATTTTATCTTCCAATCAATAAGATAACAACGCCGATTAAAATTCCCAGACATGCGCCTGTATATAAGACATAAGAGACACATTCAGCATTACACATTTTTATACTCCATATCCAATCAACTTTTCCGCAGCCATTCTATGCAAATCAGAATTACGCTTCTTTCCGAAATGCGGCAGTTCATTCCATAAATATCTAGCTGTCCAATACTGCAAGCTATCGATTGCGCGATAGTTAGTCTTTCTTTCAACTAGGAATGTTCTGCTCATGATTAGACGCTGTGTGCAT